ATCGAAGTCTAAATCGGATACATTAATTTTTGAACTGTCTATTGCCATTATCGAACCCTAGTAATTGTGAAGTTTATCTGTTGACCCCTTAGTCCATTAACTATACTGTAGAAAACTGTTACGTCTAATTTATTATTATCACTCAATGCATTAAAAGAAACATCCACGTCTCTTGCACGAGGTTCAAATCTTTCGATTTGTTCTTTGATTTTGTTCTTAAGTCTTTTAACCTTACTAGTGGTGTTTAGTTCAAATAGATTATCTCTTACTGATGCACCGAAGTTAGGTTTAAAGGGTCTTTCATATTTATTCGTTTGTATAATGTTCCTAACAGCACGTCTAACTGCATCCGTATCTTTACGAAGTGTAATATCACCTGTAATCGGATGAGGTTTAAAGGTTAAATCCAAGTCTGCATATGCAGTTTTGGTGGCAATTGTCTTGCCTTCTGACTTTACGTAATCTACCATGTAACTATTTATAACACAGGTAATGATTTGTTAGAGAGGAATACAGAAACAATTCCATTTGTTGGTGCAGAATTGAATGTTATAGTTCCATCTTTATTATCTATGTATTTATTAGGATTCTGACGTACCCCATCTATGAAGACATATGTATTACTACCTGAACCATCTGTTGGGAAATCGACACGAGAACCATTTGCTTTGAAAGACGTTTCGTCTAGTGATTCGTCTATACTTGCACCTCTTACAGTTACTTTTGGTTTTGTACTAACAACATCTGCAATGGGATTACCATCAATCTCACCAAAATCAGGAAGATTTAAACTAATACCGAGAGGTAGTCCAACCATTTTTAGGAAATCACAGAATGTTAAATTAAGGAACTGGAATATTATACCTAATCCTATTTTATCTAAGAACTTTTTAATAAGTTTGACCCATGCCCAAAACAGTTTAGATGCCCAGTTAACTTTAAAGTCTTGTAATGCAAGTTTAAACTCTGCAATCTCTTGTTCAATTGACTTCACTGTTGTATCAATTTCATCACCAATAATTTCTCTTACTGTCATTCCAAAAATTGAAAGTTCTAGTATTGCATCCCTAATCCTTTGTCTAAATTCATTCATCTCTTTGAAGAGTTCATCTTCAAGTTTTTTTCTCTCCAACAATAACTCTTCCTTTGCAGCGATATCCATATCAGGATTATCTTCAATTAGTTTATCAATTTCATTTATTTTTTTCTGAATACCTAGTTTTGTTTTATCAAATTCATCTTTGATATACTGTACTGCTTTATCAACGAGTTCGTTTATATCTAAACTTAATACATCATTAATTTCACTCAATGGTAAGTCAGGTAAACCCAATAAGTCCCATATCTCGTCAAACAAATCTATAAGTGCTGCAAATGCTTTTATATGCCAATTCAACATCCAGTCTTTTATTTCTAATTCGATACATTGAAATGCTTGTTCAACTTTTGCATCAACGTCTTCTAATCCTAACTCACCATCAAATGCTTTACAGTGGTCAGGTAATAACTGATAAATTTTATCAACAAACTCTAGTCTTGAAAGTGTGAGCTCACCAATTGTCTTTTCTAAATTCTCCTTTTCTTCTAAGAGTTTTGCTTCTGCTTCAGCACTTAGTGATTGTGGGTCTTCTTTTAGTTTGTTGAGTTCTTCATCTAACTTTTCAATATCTTCTTTAACACTTATAATCTGTTTTACTATCTCTGAACCTGCAATTTGGTCTTTGAGATATTTCTTATAATCAGGTGATGTAATAAGTTCAAGCATATCAATGGTGATACCAAAAAATGTAATTGTGAAGTTGATAGGAAAGTGCTTCTTAACAAATTCTGCAATCTTAATAGGAATATACAAATGAAACTCTGCCATCATTTTAGTGATTGCATCATTACATTCTTTTTGCCAGTTACGATTTTGGTCTTTATTCCACCAAGGTTCTAATGCATCTTCGATAGTTTCCATTAAGTCTCTGATAGTCTTAATAGTTTCATCTATTACTAAAATAGTAGTTAAGATGGTTGCAACTTTAGATTCTTGAGTTGCAATGGCACTTAAGATATCTTGACGTTGTTCATCAGTTAATCCTTCACCAGTTTTGAGTTGTTGATAAAGTTCACCAATCTCTCTTTCACTGGTTGTTCTAAACTCTAAAAGTTTTGCTTCAAGTTTACTTGGGATTTGACCTATCTGATTGAATGCATTGACAAGGTCTGCCTTTGTGGGTATATTGAAGAGATCCCCTTCAGGACAAGGAATTATTGTAGGGATTTCTATTTTTGCAGGTTCTACTGTCATGAATTCATCTTCACTTCCACTGCACTTAATACGATATTACGAGCAGAAGTGAGATTCATGTCTTTACCTGACCTGATATCCATTTTTCCTGATACGTCAAACTTACCGTCTCCGTATGCTGTCACATCTGCATTACCATTTGCGTGGATTTTGGCATTTCCTAAAATACGTACATTAACATTACCACCAACATAGACTTCTTGGTTTTTACATGTAACATGGTAGTGGTCATTCACTACATGATGGACTTCAGAACCATCAGGGTGTATCTCTGTGAAAGTTCCTGACCTATGTTCGATTGCAAGTCTTTCCGCTTCGAATGTGTCATCTATTTCTATTAAGTGTCCTGACTCTGTATGTAAAACTTTGTTGTATGGGTACAATGGATTTGCAGGTGAGTTTGGATAGTGTTCCATACCTTTTATAGAGTTAATCTCTCTGACACTATAGTCACCTTCACCACGGGCAAACTTTGATATGTCTGATTCTTCAAAGTTCAGTGGGTAATATGGAAGTTCATCCTCTTTAATTTCTGCATGGTCAACTGTCGAACCACTTCCATCGTACTTGATAACTCTTCCTTCAATTGATGGTTGTTTAGGTGCAGTGTCCAATGCATATGTCAACCCCCATGACCTGTTTGGTGCAGAGGTTGGTGCTACACCATCTTCTGTACCATCATAATCTGTTGTTTTTAATCTACGTGGGTCATTAAATCCTTTGTCTACTTTACGAGATAGAATAGTACCATCAACTGTTTGTTTGTATCCATCTGTAGTGATACCTGTTGTCACTCCTAACACTACAGGGTCTTGTTTGGTTGCATCTCTAAAGAAACCGAATACGGTTGCACCTTCTACGAGACCGTGTGAGTTAAATCCGATACCTGATAAACCACCTGCAGTAGTTGGAAGGATTACATGAGCCCATGGAAGGTCAGGTGTTGCAATCTCTGATTTGTTGTCTGTATGAATACCGTGAATACGTACACGAACCCTACCTACTTTGAGAGGGTCATGTCTGTCTTCTACTACTCCAAAAAAAGTTTCCATTATATAATTTCTCCACCAGCAACATTCTCAAGTGGTCTATAAGATGCAATATCTTTTGCAAAACTTTCTTTAACACATTCTACATGTATTTCACCACTCTTCTTAAACGGATAACCCTCAAAACATAAATCTGTTATAAGATATCTATTGTCATTTAATTCGTTTTTAATTTTATTATCAGGTTTTTTAACTTCAGGTTCAGGTATATCTAGTGTAATAATTGTACCACAACTGATATCTGTTCTAAAAGGTATGTCGAGTTTCAACACATGTTGTTGTAGTATCTCTAACAATGCACGTCTCTCTAGTCTTGCAGAATCTACAACTTTATTACCTTCAAAAATTTCAGGTAAGGTAATATCATCTGCTTCACCATAGTTATGCATCATGTTAAAGTCTTCAATAACTACACTATTGAATGCCTTATTGGGTGCAAAATCAGCATCTTTAGGAACTGAGGGTGGACTTATAAATGGGTCTATTTGGTTTTCAGGTTCTAGTATCACCTCTTCATCATCTAATCTAATCATTGGAAATCCTGAAAGGTGTGTACCTCGTTTCATAGTTTTTGCAAGGTCATAATGATGTTCTTCTTCAATTTTTTTCAGAGGATTGTACACTCTAGTTGAAGATGCATAAGCACCTGAAATTTGACCACGTAGTGTATCAAACAATTGTGGTTTCTCGTATCTTAGGACAGTAGAGTTTAAACCGCCTGGTGCATTGATAGGTATATCAAGTGAATCGACACTTGCAGATTTAGGATAGTAATTAAATGCAACTGGAAATTCTCTTTCAAACATCTCATCAACTGACATGAATCTAAATCCACCATTTAATGTCTGAAATAAAAAGTATCCGTTTCTCCAAGCTGCATTGACTGACCTATCTGCATTGTTTACACAGTAATCTAAAAATTTATTGATTGTCCAATTGGGACATATGAACTGTACATTTTGTGGAAGTGTTGATTCCCAAAAGTCTACTTCTGCATCCTTCATGCTTCCGAATTCTTTCATCGTTTTCAAAATCATTGATGAGTATGAACCTCTAAATGTTCTGCTCAATCTTTGTTTTTGGATGTAAAACAATCTCGGTTCACATAATTTAAGTTGATAAGTTTGTGACTTATCATCAACTCTTAAATTGTTAAGGACTTTATAGACTCTTAGAGTTTTATCTATTGAGAATTTCTTTTCAGATGCATCCCCAACTCCCTCTTTCCCACGCAGTGATATTCTAACATGTTCTTGTCCAGTGATTTTATAATTCTTTAAAAGGTTAACACCATCGATAATAGAAATGTCTGCTGACACAAACTTATTATAGATACTTTCAAACAGACGAAAGTTTGCAACAATACCTTCTATTGCAATTGAATCACCCTCAGGTGTAACTAGTGTCATTGCTTCAATGACAAACTCGCCAGGATTAAAGTTTCTTTTTTCCATTAATTAGACATCAAACGTTCAAACTCATTTACAACCCTATTGATTAATTCAGGTCTAATGATTTTGATTTTTCGTTTTTCCTCATTGTGTTCCATTTCATGTTCTATTAATGAAACGGAGGTATAACCATTTTCAAAATAATTTTTCTTTAAACCATCTGAATTAACATAATGAGATACGCCATCTTTCATCTCAATGACATTTTCTATTTCAAATGATTTACCACTAA